TATGGTTAAATTAAATAAAAAAAGAAATTAAAGTATTTTATCATGCCAGAATTTCATGTAGAAATATGCTGCGCACCTTGGATTGATCAAATTACTGATCATATTACGAGTGTAAGACAAGGTGCTATATATATTGGTCATTCCTTTTTGGAATATACAAGACTTTCTGATGTGTTGAAAAATTCTAATAAAATTTTAGAGGGTGACTGGAAACGTTTCGATTCAACTCTATATCGAAATATGATTATTGTTGGAGTAGCACTTTTAAGATGTTTTTATCCATTAAACGATAAAAGGATAGATAATCATTTTATTGCTATTGCTGATGCAGTTTTGATCAAAGATTATTATACTCCTGGTGGAAATCTATTTCGTATATTTCATGGATTACCATCTGGTGTGAAAGCCACCAATTTACTTGGTTCTATTATTAATCTAGTCGCTCTAGGTTATTGTGTGGGGAAAAAGAATATATCAAATATCGACTTCATCGTTGGTGGAGATGATTTTCTAATTTCTTATAAGAAAAAATTTAAAAATTTTAGTATTGAAGAAATTAAGAAAAGGTCTACAGATATTGGAATGACTTTTAAGTTTCTTACCGAAAAATTTTTTAAAGCAGATAAGATTGATGATCGACCAATTTTTTATAAATACGTAATTAAAGATGGAAATCCTGTAATTCCATTTACGGCTTTATATGAGCGCGTTTTAATGCCGTGGAATAGAAGATATAAAAATATTTTAGATATATATGAATATCTAAATGCTATTTTTCCATCTCTCGCATCTCCATCCAGTTCATGTATACCGTTTTATAAAATTTATCAAAAAAATTTTTTATCTTGCTATCGGAAAGAAGTTGTCTATATCTGAAATTTTTGAATTACACAAAAACACATATCAAAAAATTATTATTCGTAAGACTCCGATTTTTGTTAAAAATCCACAAATTAAAATGATTTTGGATGAAAAATGGAAAGGAATATATAATGAAGAATATGTACTTAAGACATTTGGCATTCTTAAAACAAAAGAGAC